GCAGATGCGAAGAAAACCGTTGCATATCTTAGAAAGTTAAAAGAATCCGTTGAGGACAGAAGAAAAGACGTCAAAAAGAAGTGCCTGGAGCCATACAATGAGATGGAAAAACAGGCAAAGGAGCTGACACAGCTTATTGATGAGCCTATCAATACGATTGCAAAGCAGGTAAAGGATTACGAAGAGGAACAGAAAAAGAAGAAAAAAGAGGAAATTCTTGCATACATGGCAGAAGTGTTTGCAGAATTACCGGAAACAGTTGCCTCTAAGCTGAAATCTAAGATTTATGACAGTAAGTGGGAGAACAAATCCACCACGAAGAAAACCTGGCAGGATGCGGTAAATACTGCATTTGAGAATACAAAAGGCGACCTGAACATCCTTGATGGAATTGAGGAAGATTTCAGAGAGGATGCGAAAAAGGTATATGAGAGAAATCTGGTATTATCCGAGGCGTTATCTAAGGTCCAGGAGCTTCGCAAGCAGAAAGAAATGATTCTGGAAAGAGAAAGACAGAAGAGGGAGAGAGAAGAGGCGGCAAAGCGTGAAGCACTTGCCAAAAAGGAAGAACAGCCGCAGGAACCAGAGAAAGCACCGGAGCCTGTCGCTTCTGCAGAACCTAAGACTGAAATGGGAAAGGCAATCGAAAGCATTGAAAGACACGCATATCAGCAGGCAGTAACCGGAACGATTGCTAATCCGGTAACACAGCAGCCGGGATTAAGTGGAGGCAAAAAGATTTGGACAATCCAGGTCAGAGGAAACGAAGAACAGCATAAAAAGATTCTGGATTATATCAAATTTGTTGGAGCAGAGTACAGGGAGGTCTAAGAAATGGGAATGCAGTTGACAGAAGAAAATTATTATTCAGACATTGCAAATTATGAGTATATGTCCGTATCCCAGTTCAAGGATTTCAACGGTACATATGGCAGGGTGGCTTGCGAGGAGGCTGCCCTTGCAAAACTCAAAGGCGAGTATGCGCAGGCAAGCTCAACAGCATTGATGGTTGGCAGCTATGTTGATAGATATTTCGAGGGTACACTTGATGCATTTAAGAGTGAACACACGGAAATGTTCAAAAAAGATGGAAATCTGAAAGCGGAATATGTAAAAGCGGATGCGCTGATTCAGAGAGCAGAGAGGGACGAACTCTTTATGAAATATATGTCCGGGGAAAAGCAGGTCATAATGACCGCAGAACTGTATGGAATACCCTGGAAAATCAAAATGGACAGTTATATTCCGGGAGTTGCGATTGTGGACCTTAAAGTTATGGCATCCCTTACAAAATTGGAGTGGGTGCGAGATATAGGATACTTAGATTTCGTCCGCTACTGGGGGTACGACATCCAGGGCGCAATATATCAGGAAGTCGTATATCAGAATACCGGAAAGAGATTGCCGTTCTATATTGCCGGAATCAGTAAGGAAAGCACACCGAATATTGAGATTATCCATGTACAGGATAATTACCTGAGAGAGGCGAGGGAGGTTGTAAAAGCAAATATCAATCACGTACTGGCAGTAAAGAGAGGAGAAATCGAACCTTTGAGATGCCATTGCTGCGATTACTGCCGGGAAACTAAAGTCCTGAAAAGACCGATAGGAATAGCCGACCTTGTAGCAGAAGTTTAGAGAAATTGGAGCGGATACAATGGGAAAGTCAGAGGACAAAAAGAGCTTTCAACTTTATAACGATTATATAGACCACTTCTCGCTCATGTCTGATGAGGAGGCTGGAAAGCTGATAAAGGCAATCTTCTGTTATGTGAATGATTTGCCTTGTGAAGAGCTGGCAGGACTGCCTTTAATGGCTTTCTCCTTTATCCGGTCACAGCTCAAAAGAGATAGCGACAAGTACGATGCCAGATGTGAGATAAACAGAAGAAACGGAAAGCTGGGAGGTAGACCGAAAAAGGTACAGACAGAAGAACCGAAAAAACCGGATGGTATGGAAGAAACCCAGTCGGTTCTTGATATTCCTGGAATAGAGATGGCGGAAGAGAAAGCACCGGAGCAGGAAGTACCGCAGGAGCCACCAAAGAAACCGAAGAAAACAGAGTACAGCACAGATTTCCAGAGATTTTGGAGGATATACCCAAGAAAAGATGGAAA